ATCCGGCCTCGACATGCCGCGCCTGGCCGGTGGTCATGTTCATCGGCGTCAGGTAGGCGTCGCCGCCTGGACGCGGGTTCAGGTTCTCCAGCCGGCGGACCTCGTTCACGGACATGATGCCCGCGCTGATGGCCACCTGGTAGACCTCGTACCGCTCCTTGGTCGTGCCGCGGAGGAGCGAGGCGGTGAGGAACTCGATGAACTGGCCTCGCTTGTCCACGATCAGGTCGCGCTGCATCGCCTGCTCCCAGCCGACCAGCCAGGGCATGAGGCAGTAGACGACGAAGTCGATCGACTGCGTGTTGACGCTGGCGTAGCTGACGGTGCCGCTCTCGAGCAGCCCGATCATGTAGGGCGGGATGCGCCAGTAGCGGGCGATGTCGCCGATGAGCGCCGTCCGGATGGCGCCGTACTCGGCCTCCTGGTTGGTCATGCCGTAGGGGTTGAGCTTCAGCCCCTCGGGGACCCACGCGAGCCCGCCCGCGTTCTCACCGCTGGTCTGCTTGAGCAGCGTCCGCCGGATCTCGTCCTTCTGCTTGTCGTCGTACAGCTTGTTGACCTCGGCCATCGTCCAGATCTTCGCCTGTTGAGGCTGACCGGACGGGGGAGGTGTCGGAGCTGCAGTGGACGGAGCAGCCAGCGATGCAGGGTCGATGTGACCTGCGGGCGCGGAGGGCGGCGGGGGCGGCGGCGCTGCGGCCGGGCCAATGCCCTTGAACTGCTTGTAGGTGTTAAAAATATGGATTACTGGCCCCGCATGGCCCTTTTCGTGGGCGGCGGTGAGCAGTTCCATGTACGGCTTATTACTAGCTTGCTCGATGTTTTGCAACCATGCAAGGAAATCATCGCTGACGTTGATCGTTTCCCAGTCCGGCACGCCGGTCTGCAGGGCGGACAAATACCGCTCAGCGTGCGTTTGCTGCTCGACGCGCGCCACCTGCTGAACTTGTTGGCTGGTTGCGTTGACGCGGCCTTCCAGCGCAGCGATGCGCGAGCCCAGCTGGTTGCCCACCTGCGTCGCGACGTGGGTGGCGATCTTGGTGATGAAGTCGACCGTCTCCGCGCCGAACTCGTTGCGCTCGGTGTCGCTCACCGGCAAGGGCGCGGGCGCCGGCGGCGCGGGCGGTGCCGGGGGCGCGGGCGGGTTGCGCTGCAGCTCGTCGAGCCGGCGCTCGGCATCGGCGCGAGCCGCGGCTTCGGCGCGCAGGCGGCCATCCATCGACTCGAGCCGCTGGTGCATCTGCTGCAGGAGGGCGTTCGGGTCCACCGGCTGGGCGACGGACGCCGGGGGCGCGGGCGGTGCAGGCGGCGCCGGGGGCGCGGGCGGCTGCACGGGCGGGGGTGTGGGGTTGGTCGGCTGCGGAGGGCCAACGGGTTCGAGGTTGCCGTTAGCGGCGGCTTGCGCCAGTTCGGCGAGTTGTACGTCAGCTGCTGCAGCTTCGGCCGCGACACGTGCGGGGATGCCAGTCATGGTGTGTTGCCCTTGATCAGAGAGAGGAAATCCTGCAACTGGCGAGCCCTGCCTTGGAGGGGCGCTGTTTCAGGAGCGTTGGAATACACGAGGACGTGCTGGGTGTGAGCCAGCAACGCCTCGTGGTGCTTCACCAGCTGCTGGAAGTCCACGTTGCTACGCAAGCGGTTGATGCTGGCGAGCAGGTGCGGATCCGGCTTCGGTAACGGGGGAGCCGCGCTCACTTCTTGCCCGGCTTCTTCTTGGCTGCTGCCTTCTTCGCGGCGGGCTTCTTCGCCTTGCCGCCTTCGGCCATCGGCGTGATCGGCATGCCGCGCGCCGGCATGTTCACCGGGGGCGGGGCGCGCATGATGGTGCCTGCCATCGGACCACGCGGGGAGCCCATGCCCGGCGGCAGTGGGCCGGTGTTGCGGGGGCCGACGGGAGCGCGGGGCATGCCGGGCGACATGGGAGCGCGGGGCGAGCCCATGCCCGGGGGGAGCGGGCCGGTGTTACCGGGCTGCGGGCGTGGCATCGCCACGGTCGTGCGCTTGACCGCGACGGCAGCGCGCGGCTTTGCGGGAGTGCTGGGGAGAAAGGCCATGATCAGGCTCCGGGGCTGTTGGACTGCGGACGTGCCATGCCCTGCGTGGGCGCTGGCTGTTGGCCGCCCTGCGCGGGCGGAGGAACTTGGTTGCCGTTCGGCCCGCCACCGGCGAGCTGCTGCATCATCGCGCCATTCATCGCCTGCTGGACCTGCTCGATCTGCGACTCGGACATGGCCAGCGTATCAGCGACCGGCATGCCGAGATCCCGCGCGACCTCGCGCAGCAGGTGGTAGCGACCTTCCGCGCCGACCAGCTGCTGGTCGATCGGGTTGTTGGTCAGGTTGAGGAACTCGATGCGGCGCATGCGCAGCGTCTCGCGCTGCATCAGCTCGACGGCGCCGCGGGCGATCACGCTGATGTCGCCCTCCATCACGATGTCCGGGCGGGTGAGTGCGAGGAACACGTTCAAGTCCTCGACCACTCGTTCGATCACGTTCTGGTCGATCGACGACACGGTCTGCTTGATGGTGCGGTTCGAGGCCTCCATCAGCATCGACAGGCCAGCGGCCGTGCGACCAGCGCCGCCGACGCCAGCGCCGTTGCCTTGCATGTAGCGCGGGATCGTCGACAGCTCGTCAGCCATGCCCAGCATCTGCTGGTAGACCGAGAACAGCTCTTGGATGTTGGAGTTCGGCTGGAAGAACTTCATCGGTTCTTCGGACTGGCTGCTGCCGGACATCGGGTCCGTGAAGCGAAACACCTTCCACGGCCACAGCTTGGTGGCGTTCGGGTCGTTGGCCGCGAGGCGGTCCTCGTTCACCCAGCCCATGGGGCCGGATGCGATCGCGAGGTTGTTGACCAACGCGCGCAGCGCGGCGTTGCCGACCGACTGGACGTCCTCGAGCAGATCCGGGATGGCGTTGCCGTAGCACGAGCCCGGCACGCGCTCGAAGCTGTCCGCGTAGAACGGGAGCGAACCAGTCGGGTGCGGGTTGAAGGTCACGCCGATCACTTCGCCGCCGATCAGGTAGGCGAATACGTTGAAGTCCTTCGTCTCGTCGACGGGGGTGCTGACGCCCCAGTCCTTGAGCATCTTGCCGCGGATCGAACCGTAGAACGACAGCATCGGCATCGGGTTCTCGGTGCCCTCCGCGCTATACGTGGGGTTGACCGCCGACTCGCGCTGCTCGAGGTCTGCGCGCTCGCTCTCGTTGTAGTCGTACCACTCGCAGGAGCTGGCCGACCAGTTCTCCAATACCCGGCCGATCGCTTCGGCGTTGTAGTTCGGCAGGCCGATCAGCGCCTGCACGGCGGAGCGGCTCACGCGCTCGCGGTGGACGATATACCCGTCCTGCGGCTTCTGGGACCACGGCGCGAAGTAAACGTCGAACGGCGAACAGCGCTCCCAGTGCGGCACGGCCTTGTTCTCGACGCCCGGGATCTTGCCATTCCAGACCAGCACGTTCTGCATGCGCACGACCGGGCCTTTGAGCACGGCGAACGGGAACGTCGCGATGTCACCGAGGAACGCCCAGAGTGCCTCGTAGAACTCACCCTCCCACAGGACGTCGTCGATCGCTGCCTCGCGGGTCTGCAGGGCGGTGCGTGCCTGCTTCTGCCGCGCCTGCAGGACGTCCTCCTTGATCTGGGTGACGCGGGCCTTGAGCAGCTCCTCGGGCGGCGGCGGCATGCCGGCAGCTGCCAGCTCCGCGACCTCGGCCATCAGGATCGCGGTAACGGCTTCCTGCAGGGAGGGGCCGGACAGCGCTGCGACGGGGGTGGGGCTTAGCGCCCACGGCCGATCGGTAGCGGTGTAGATCTCGCGGAGCAGTGCGGCGCAACTACGCACCTTGCTAGCGATGATGCGGGCGTAGATCTCGGACCCGCCGAACTGCTTGATGTCGCTGAGCGTGCCGGTGTCGTACTGGCCACGGAGGCTGCGCATGGCCGCCAGCATTCGATCGTCGACGCCGAGGTTGCGCCGGCTCTGGGACGCGTTCTCGTAGCAGCTGCGGATGTAGCCTGCGATCCCGTCCATCAGCTGCTGCTGTTGCGGGTTCACCTCGATCTGGGTGTTCAGGACCTCGGGTGCTGGACCGAAGTCGGCTCGAACTAGGGACAGGGCGCCAGCCATGGGATTCTCCGGGGAGGGGCGTGTGATGTAGGCTACCCTTGACTTCTCAGCGGGCGGCGGCATGACGAGCTTAGCAGTACAACTGTCCCCGGGCGATGTAGGGGTCGAGCGGACCTTCTGGAAGAAGGTGGCGCTCGAGCTGGCGAAAGACATCGTATGCGGTCTGGACAGCCCGAGCAATCTGGCCAAAGCCGCCGGGCTCAACGACATGCAGTGGATCGTGCTGCAACAGTGGCCGGCGTGGAAGCGGCTGATGTCCGAGATCAACGAGGAGCTGGCCGGTACCGCTGGAACGCTCGAGCGGGCTCGGCGGCGGGCAGCGCTCGCGGTCGCTGAGTTCGTGGTGACCGACATGGTCGCGATCTCCGGCGACGCGAAGGTCAGCCCGCAGCACCGGATCGCCGCGGCGAACGTGCTGGTCGAAGTCGGTCACGCCGGCGCCAAGCAGCAGCAGGGTGCAGCGGCCGCGGTTGGCGCAGTTGGCGCGTACGGCGCCCTGATCCAGATCATCATGCCCAACGGCGCCGAAATTAACGTCGCCTCTGCTCCGGTGATCCCGCAGCTGGGGGTCGAGGGCGCGATCGACGCTGAGTTCTCCTACGTGGAGCCGACCGAGTGACCCGCAAGTACATCCCACCGGCGACCGTCGCCGCCATGATGTTGTGCGACGCGCGCCTGCAGTTCCTGTTCGGGCCGCTCGGCGGAGGCAAGACCACCGGCCTGCTGATGAAGCTGATCACGCTCGCGCACCGGCAGCGGCCGAACCAAAACGGCGTGCGCAAGACGCGCTGGGCCGTGGTCCGCAACACGCGCTCGCAGCTCAATGACTCCGTGCTCAAGACGGTGTTCGAGTGGCTGCCGCCGAACGGCAAGACGATCAAGTACAACTCGACCAACATGGATATGCTGCTGGATCTGCCGTGCCCAGATGGCACGCGCGTCCACTGCGAGATCATGTTCCGACCGCTCGATGACGAGCGCGATGCGCGGCGCCTGCTGTCGGTGGAATACACCGGCGGCTGGCTGTCGGAGTTCCGCGAGATCCCGCAGTCGCTGCTCGTGGATCTGCTCTCGCGCACCGGCCGCTATCCGGCGGTGTCCGAAGGCGGCGCCGACTGGTACGGCGTGATGGGCGAGTCGAACATGTGCACCAAGGGCAGCGACTGGTACAAGTACCTGATGGTCGACCGGCCAGATAACTGCGAGGTGTTCATCCAGCCGAGCGCGCTTTCGCCTGAGGCCGAGAACACCCAGTACCTCAAGGACGACTACTACCAGATGCTCTTGCATGGCAAGGGTGAGAACTGGATCCAAGCGCACATCAAATCGGAGTTCCCGGACTCGCTCGAAGGCCGCACGGTGTGGGGCCAGAGCTGGGACGCTGAGCGCCACTTGGCCAAGCAGATCCTCGTGCCGATCGGGCAGGCGCCGATCATCATCGGCGTCGACCAAGGGCGCAACCCGGCGGGCGTGGCGATGCAGATGTCGCCGACCGGCAAGGTGCGCGTGCTGCGTGAGACGTTCGGCTCCGGCATGGGCATGGACAAGTTCGCTGCGGACTACCTGCGGCCGATGGTGGCGACGCACTTCACCGGCATGCCGATCCTCGTCGTACTGGACCCGGCCGGTTGCGCAAAGTCGCAGGTCAACGACGAGTCGCCGTCGGACGTGCTGCAGAAGGCCGGGTTCCGCGTGATCCCGGCGCCGACCAACGCGCTCGACCGCCGCCTCGCTGCCGTCGAGCGGCAGCTGATGCTGATGAACGGCATCGAGTTCTCGCCGGTGTGCGCGAAGGTGGTCAACGCCGTCGCCGCCGACTACAAGTTCAAGATCAAGAAGGACGGCGAGCCCGAGGAGATCCCGGAGAAGAAGCACCCGATCTCGGATCTCGCCGACGCCCTGCAGTACGGGTGCCTCGTAGCCTCAGGCGACGTCTACGGTCGCATCATGGACAAGTTCCAGCGCCAGCTCCACGCGCGGCCTTCGGAGGCACCGCCGCCTTCGCGTGGGTGGGCGGGCTAAGCGTCAGCGGACGACGCGAAAGAAGTCCAGCTCGAACTTCGTCTTGGCCAGATTCATCAGGCCGATGGCCTCGAGGTTGCTGGTGGGGCTGCCGAACATGTGCATGCCCAACTCGCCAGCCTGCGGCTGCATCACGAGGAGGCAGCGGACGTACGCGACCTTCTTCTCGCGCATCTCTTTGGCCACGGCTTCAAGGTACTGGGCCTGCAGCTCGAAGTCCGGGGCGAGGTCGTTGCCCGCGGCGAACAGCGGGGTCACGTTGGTGGGGGCGTCGTCTGTCACGGGCATCTCCTCAGGAACTTTTTGAAGCCGCCACAGGGCGGAGAGGCCTCCTTCTCGAGCAGCGCTTGAACGTCGATCTGGTCGCGGTTGGCTCGCCGCAGGGCTGCCTCGGTCTGGATCAGCTGGATGTCAGTGTCGATCGGCGTCGACGTCGGATCCGCCATCAGCGCGTCACGGCTCGCGTACTGGCTCTCCACGGACTCGGGCGCCAGCAGGGCTCGCAGCTTCGGTGGATCCGCTTGCTGGATCTGGGTTGTCGAACACCCGGCCACGCATAGCAGCAGGCCAAGGCTTGTCGATCGCAATAACTGTTTCATCGGTCCTCCGGGCGGACTGGATCTTGCCGACGCCGCGGTTCGCTTGCGCGCGGTCCTCAGAGTCAGCGGCATCGTTGGCGACCATAGCAGCCTCGATGCGCGACTCGCGCTCGTGGAGGTTGTTGACGGCCTTTGTGAGCGACTTGATCGCCGCATGCTGCTGGGCGTTATCACGGATCAAGTGGACGACGTATCCTGCGGCGGCGAGCAGCGCCACAATGACCACTACCCGCCACCACAGGACCGGGCTCACTTCTTGTTCGCCAGTGCGCCCTTGACGGGCTTGCCCGGGTTGCCAAAGGCCTTCTTCTCGGGGACCTTCTTGTCCTTGACCTTCTTCATGTTCTTCCCGATCGGGACCTCGGTCGCGGTCGGTCCTTTGGTGCCTTTGCCAGCCATGGTGCTCTCCTCCTGCAGTAGGCGACGGTGCCACTGCTTCAACTTCTTCAACGCCTCGTTCACCAGCACGATGTTGCGCTCCACTGCCTGCGAGCTGCCGACCGAGATCGAGGTGGCGAAGTAGCCAGCGCCTTCGACGCCCGGAGCGATCACGATCACCTCGTTCCCGATGTGGGCCGCTGCTTCGCTCAGGATGCGCTTCGCGTTCCGCTTGGTCATATGGTGCACGGGAGTGGGGCTGCCCGCATGGTTGGGCAGCCTCGGTGCAAAGTCAACTCAGGAGCTAGAGTTGGTGATCAGGCCCATGGAGTCGAGCGCGGTGAGCAGGGAAGCCAGCGCCGCGTTGCCGCCACGGGACCCGGTGACGGCTGGTTTCGCGACAGGCGTGGTGCCGTTGAACCCAACGGTGTTGGTCCCGAAGCCCGCGGCGAAGCTCGATCCGACGTACATCTCGATGTTGGAGCTTTGGTATCGAATGCCCGTGAGGTTGCCAGCGCCTTGCAGCAGCAGGCGATTGCCGCTGGCAAGCGCGATCGTGCTGCTGAACTCAGTGGGCGACGATAGCTTAATCCCGCCCGAGCCGGCCATGCGGAGCGTCTCGAAGTTGCCGCTGCCGTCGAGGCGCACCGCCCACTCGTTGCCAGTGCCGTCCGCGTAGCGCACGTGGTTGGCGGAGAAGTTGTAGATGCGGAGCGTCTCGTTGTTGCGCGCGGCGCGGTGTGCGTCAACGGCGCTGTCGTCGACACCAAGCACCGGCTTGACGAAGTAGTCGTTGTATGAAGCCCCAGACGTTTTGTGCATGTACCACGTTGCACCCGTTTCCACGGTAGGCATCGGAGAACCGTTCGCCATGTCGTATGCGTAGAACATGGTCATCGCGGACGGTTGCGTGTAAGTGGTCGTGCCGAACAACTTGATCCCGGCCGCCGATGGCGAGAAGCCGTAGAACGTGTTGGCGCTGCAGGGCAGGTTGGGTGTGGTGCCGCCATGCACTTCAAGCGAGTAGCCGGTTCCCGAAGGACGGAAGGCGCGGCACTGCATGAACGTGTTGTTGTCGGCGCAGACCAGCTTGTAGCCTGCGCCGTTCTGGATCAGCACATCGCAATGCTCGAACAGGTTGAACGACGCATTGGCGGCAGTGTCACCCGCCAGTTCAAACCCCACGCCAGAGATGCTGACCGCGGTAAGGCAACGAACGGTGATGTGCCGGAACAGGCACTTCTGGGTGTCGCGCGCTTCGGCGCCGAGCGTCTGCACGCCGATGTACATGCCGTGCGTCGTCGGATTGATGATGGTCAGGTTCTCGAACACCCAGCCGCGAACCGACGCGACGAGGACGCCCACGCCCATCGTGTTGGGCGTCGCACCGCCGTTCAACTTCAAGTTGCGCAGGGCGCCACCACTGGGCGTGGGGCTGCCAGCAAGGCCTTTGGACTGGACGCGGAACATGATGCCGCCGTCCGCACCGCGCCAACGAATCGTCGTGCCAGTCTCGGGAGACGAAACATCATGGTTGCCGTCGCCACCAGCGCCAACGATGTCGATCGACGGCTCGTCAACGACGATTGTGCTGGTGGTTTTCCAGCTGCCTGCGGGGATGTACAGCACGCCGCCACCAACCGCGGTGAGCTGCGCCATGGCATTCGTCATCGCCGTGGAGATCTCGATCTCGGCGGAGCGCGCCATGGCGGTCGCGAGGTCGGCGGGAGTCACGAAGTCGGCAAGGCTCAACCGCTCGCGCGCCTTCTCCTGCAGGACGCGCGTCGACGCGCCAGTGCCTGCCTGTTGGAAGCCGACCAGCGACGAGCCGTTAGCCGCCGAGAACGACGTCAGGCTTGCCGCATCGACGATGCCGTAGCCAGCGACCGTCGTCGGCTTGCTGGTGATCGACGCAAACGTGTGGCTGTGCGACAGGGTGGCGGCATCGAGAATGCCGTAGCCAGCGAGCGTGGTCGGCTTGCTGGTGAGCGACGCGAAGGTGTGCGAGTGGCCCACGTCCGACTTCGAGGCTGGGTCGATCGCAGACCACGACTGCAGGAACGCCGACAGGGTGATCAGCCACGAGCCCGCGCCGGTGATCGGCGAGGCGCCGGTCAGGCTGATGCCCGTGCCGACCGACAGCGCGACGCTGGTCACCGTGCCGCCACCGCCACCGCCACCGCCACCGCCGGCGACGCCACTGACGTTGATCGTGCCTTTCAGCGTGGACCCGCCACCCGTGCGCAGGTAGATCGAGACGGTGCCACCGCCGGCGTCGACGGCGAAGTATTGCCCGGTGGTCGTGCCTGCCTCGCCCAGCGCTTGGCTCGCGTAAGGCGTGGATAGCGCCGCTTGCAGCAGCTCGATCCCAAGCACGTCGCGCAGTGAGGCGATGGTGGCGGGAGAGCCGCCGGGTAGTGCGCTGGGGATCATGGTGGTGCTCCAATTCCGTTTCCGCTTTATACACCCAGCCCGCAACTGGCGCGAACGCCGCCAAAAACCGCCTTCCGGTCCGGCTCTAATGTCAAAACTCTACTAATCCAAAACTTTTTAGTAGTTAGCCCGTCGCACTCCCCGCGACCCCCGTCCGCCACCATGCGGCATGGAAAATC